ATATGGCACTTGCAGGCTGGGATGTTGAGACCAGTACGAAAGCACTCACGCCTGTTCTAAAACTGGCAGAAGCTACGCAGGCAGACTTGGCAACTACAAGTGATCAGGTTACAGACTCAATGAGTGCAATGGGAGTCGGCATAGATGAACTGCAGGAATACCTTGATGTAGTAGTTATGACAAATAATAAAGCAAATACTACATCTGCAGACTTGATGGATGCGATGATTGGATGTGGTGGAGCTGCAAGGGCATCAGGTATGGATTTTAAGGAGACGGCAACCGCACTTGGCATACTGGCAAACAACGGTGTAAAGGGTGCAGAGGCAGGTACTGCCTTAAATTCTATGTTGGTTCGTATTTCAACTAAAGATGCAGCAAAGGCTGCGTTCAATGACCTTGGCGTTGCTGTTTATGATAGCGCAGGCAATATGAGAGATATGCGTCAAATCCTTATCGAGTTAAATACGGCTATGGCTGGATTAACTGAAGAGGAAAAAAACAGCTACATGGCTGCAATTGCAGGAACAAACTATTATTCAAAGTTCGGATATCTACTGGATGGTGTAAAAGAAGGAGCTGATGGTGCGGCTTCGGCATGGGATGCATTGGCAGATAATCTTAATAATTCTTCGGGTGCACTTGATACGATGGATGCTAGAGTTACTGACACATTAAAAGGTGCCGTTGCGAGATTTGGAAGTGCAATAAGTGATCTTAAAATTTCTATGGTCGAGGCTTTTGGACCCCATGCTATCAAAATAATGGATGGGCTATCCAATACTATTCCTAAAATCACAGAAAACTTTGTTGGAATGATAAACAAGCTTCCAATAGATGATTTTATGACTGGGGTTGGAAATATGTCCTCAGGCGTTATGGATTTCTTAGTTACGCTCACCGGTGGGGATGGAAGTATAGATTCATTTAGCAATATGATGAGCGATACTTTCGGAATTGAACTGCCTGAGTCGGTAAAAAGCGCCATAGAGGTTGCACAGGATTTTATAAGTAAAGGGCAAGAAGTTGCAGGATTTCTCATAGGAACTTTGAAAAATGCGATTGGTAATGTGATGGATAAAATAGCAGAAAATGAACATACATTTGATGTTATTCTGGATCTTTTGAGCGATTTGAAATGGAAGTTTCTTGAAGCTTTTGATAATGCAAAGCCTACGATAACATATATAGCAGAAACGGCTATTCCTAACATTACTGACGCTCTGCTTAAAGTAGTTGGAGGTGTGACAGATGTAGCTGATGCATTCGTGCAATGGGATGGATTCCTTCCTACAATCACAGCAATTGGAACTGCAGTAGCAGCGGTAAAGTTCTATAAGTTTGTTACCGGAGTTTATTCTGCAGCAAAAGCTCTTACAATATTAAATATTGCAAAGGCAAAGGATATGGCACTGACTCTTGCTATAAAAGCTATGTATATTCAGGATGCGATAGTTAAAGCAGCAAGTGTTGTTCAGACATATGCGCTTGTAGCGGCACAGGCAGTATGGAATGTTGCAGCCACAATCGGAGCAGGAGTCACATGGGCCCTTGGAGCAGCGTTCGCTTTCCTAACCAGTCCAATAGGTTTAGTGATTCTGGCAATAGGTGCAATAATTGCTATTGGAGTTCTACTCTGGAAGAACTGGGATACTGTGAAAGAAAAAGCAGGGCAACTTGGAGCATGGCTTGGAGAGAAGTTTAATGCAATCAAGGAATCTATCGGAAATGCTATAGAAGGATTTAAGAATAAATTCCCAGTCGCCTTTGCATTCATTGAAGGAGTTTTTAATGGATGGAAAGTGACAATAGATGGAGTTATCGGTGGAGTTAAGCAGGTCTTTCAGGGTGTCATAGATTTCGTACAAGGAGTATTTACCGGGAACTGGTCACAGGCTCTTGAAGGACTGAAGAGTATCTTTTCAGGAGCCTTTGGAGCGTTGAGCTCACTTGCACTTGCACCTCTTAATGCAATGAAGGGTGTTGTGATTGGAGCTCTCAGTGCAGTAAATGTAGCCACAAATGGCAAGTTATCTGAAATAAAAAACTTTTTCACTACTCACTTAGAGGGAGCAAAGAGTACTGTTGTTGGAATCCTTGATGGAATAAAAAATGCATTTAGCGAAAAGTTGGAGGCGGCAAAAAGTATTGTATCAGGTGCTGTAAATGCGATAAAAGGATTCTTCAACTTTAAATGGGAACTCCCTAAACTTAAGATGCCACACTTCTCTATCAAGGGAGACTTTAGTCTTATGCCTCCAAAAGTTCCAACAATGGGGGTTGAGTGGTACAAAGATGGTGGAATAATGACCAGTCCTACAATGTTTGGAATAAATGGGAATAATGCTATGGTTGGCGGTGAAGCGGGGGCCGAAGCAATTCTTCCATTATCAGACCTGTGGAACAAAATGGGAGGATTTATCGACAGTGCAATAGGTGCATCTGTAAAACTTCTTGCAGAACGCATTGAGGATTACCAGATGGGGACGAGCAGAGTTCCTCTGTCAACTCTTAGTGATAGAATAGCTTC